GTCAGCACGTACACTTGCATCAGGTATGATGTCAGGTATCACGTCACCAGCTAGACCGTGGTTCAGACTGTCGTCAGGTGAAAGTGACCTTGATGATGTTCAAGCAGTGAAGCTGTGGCTGCATCGTGTGCAGCAGATCATGTATAAAGTGTTCTCGCACTCCAATGTTTACAACTCACTCCACCAGCTTTATGCAGAACTCGGTGTCTTCGGTACTGCTGCGATGGGTGTTTACCATGACTTTGAAAACGTCATCTGGTGTAAGCCGTACACAGTTGGTAGTTACATGATTGGTCTGAACAGTCAGAACATCAGTGACACCTTCTATCGTGAGTATGAGATCAGCGTTGGTCAGTGTATTAAACAGTTCGGTGAAGAGAACGTCAGCGAGTCTGTGAAGCAGCAGTGGCTGAACGGTAACAGTGAAGCCTGGGTCAAGATCATCCATGCTGTTGAGCCAAACGATAACCGTGACAACATCAGCCCACTTGCACGTGACAAGGCGTGGCGTAGTGTCTATTACGAGAAGTCTGCTGGTACGAAGGAAGGTGAAGACAAGTTCTTGCGTGAATCTGGCTTCGATGACTTCCCGATCCTGACACCACGTTGGGATGTGACTGCTGAAGATGTCTATGCGACTGATTGTCCTGGTATCACTGCACTCGGTGACACTAAGGCGTTGCAGCTTGCTGAACGTCGCAAGTACCAGGCTATCGATAAGATTGTGAACCCACCGTTGCAAGGTCCGTCGTCACTGAAGAACAAGCTGAACGGTAATAGTGTCGGACCTAATGACATCGTGTGGCATGAGCAGAACAGTGAGGGGTTACGCAGTATCTATGACTTCAGACCTGATCTGAATGCCATCGCTGGTGAAATCATGAATGTTGAGGGTCGAGTCAAGCGTGCGTTCTATGAAGACTTGTTCTTGATGCTGGCAAACACTGACCGTCGTCAGATCACAGCTCGTGAAGTTGCTGAGAAGCATGAAGAGAAGTTGTTGATGTTGGGTCCAGTCCTTGAACGTCTGCACACTGAGTTGCTTGACCCACTGATTGACCGTACATTCAACATCCTTCAGCAGAACGGTGTTCTACCTGTACCACCACCTGAGCTTCAGAATCGTGAGCTGAACGTTGAATACGTGTCAGTATTGGCACAAGCACAGCGTCTAGTTGCCACTGGTGCTGTTGATCGTCTGGTTGGGTTCACAGGTCAGCTTGCATCTGTATGGCCCGAAGCACGTCACAAGATCAATGCGTCACAAGCCGTTGACATGTACGGTGAATCACTTGGTGTTGACCCGTCACTTATCCGTAGTGATGATGAAGTTGCTGCTATGGCACAAGCTGAAGCACAACAGGCTGCTCAGGCTCAGGCAATGGCTAATGCACAGCAAGGTGTTGACATGGCTAAGACAGCATCGGAGGTTGAAGTGACTGAGAACAACGCACTAGGTACAATGATGCGTAGAGCAGGGTTAGCATAATGTTTGATGAAGAGAACGAAGGTGCTAAAAAGCAAAAGAAAACGCGTGAGTTGGAACTACTGACTATCAGTAATATAATGAAGACTGAGAATGGTCGTTCCTTCATGTGGCGATGTTTGCAAAATTGCTGTACTTTTGAGAATATATTTAGTAATGACACGGTGCAGCACGCTCACAACGCTGGTTTGAGAAGTCACGGTCTGTGGCTTGATGAAGAGTTACGTGAAGCAGCACCAGAAGATTACTACCGGATGTTAAAAGAGAACAGGTGACGATATGCTTATTAACAAGAATTGGTTATTTAACGTCCACCAGCAAGAAGCTGGTGATGACGGGGCTGCTGGCGGTGGAGCTTCCACCACTGGCGTACAAGCCGATACTGGTAACACGGACGCTGGTCAAGCACCGGCTGCTGTAGAAGGTTCTGATGCAGGTAACACTGCTGATGATACCGGTGGTAATGATACCACTGGACAACTAACTGATGGTGAAGGTAGCCAGACAGTACCCGACACTTATGCCGACTTTGCGATGCCTGAAGGGGTCACAGTTGATAGCGCACTACTGAGTGAAGCGACACCACTTTTCAAAGAGTTGGGTCTTACTCAGGAGCAAGCGCAAAAACTCGTTGATTTCCAAGCTAAACAAGTCCAGGCGAGTTCGCAGAGTCAAGTCGATGCTTTCAATCAGTTGATGAATGACTGGCAAGAACAATCTCGCAATGACAAAGAGTTTGGTGGTGATGCTTTCGATGAGAACATTGCTGTCGCACGCGCTGCCATTGACAAGTTTGGTACGCCAGAATTGAAGCAACTGCTGGAAGAACACGGTGTGGGTAACCACCCTGAAGTTATCCGGTTTATGGTCAAGGTAGGGAAGTTGACTGCTGAAGATGTACCTGGAGGCACTACTACCCCAACATCGAAGGCACAAGACCGTGTGTCCCTTCTTTACCCTAACGATAGAAACGCCTAACTGATGAGGTGAAATTATGGCTACTTTAGGCAATAGCTTTATCGACTTAATCGATATTTACAAAATGCAAGATGGTCGTGGTCAGTTCAACCCTGTCATCGAAATGCTGATGGAGATGAACCCGATCCTTGAAGATGCGATTGCGGTGGAATGTAACAAGGGTACTACCCACCTGCATACCGTTCGTACAGGTCTACCTTCTGTGACCTGGGGTCGCTTGTATCAAGGTATCCCGAACAGCAAGGGTCGTACTGCACAAGTTGAAGACACCACTGGTTTCGTTGAAGGTCTGAGCACCATCGACAAACGTCTGCTGGATCTGTCTACCAACGAAGGTGCTGTGCGTCTGTCTGAAGCTCAGGCATTCCTTGAGTCTATGTCGCAAGAAGTTGCGTCGAAGATGTTCTATGGTAACACTGCTTCAGATCCTGAAGAGTTCATGGGGCTTGCACCACGTTTCAGCGACAAGTCTGCTGCTAACGGTGGTCAGATCATCGACGCTGGTGGTACTGGTGCTGACAACACTTCTGTGTGGTTTGTTACCTGGGGTGATAACCAGTGTAACCTGCTTTACCCGAAAGGTACTCAAGCTGGTGTACAGCGTGAAGACATGGGTGAGCAACGTGTTACTGATGAAAACGGTAACGCTTACTACGCCAAAGAAGAGAAGTTCACGTGGCATGTCGGTCTGGCTGTGAAAGACTGGCGTTATGTATCACGTATCGCAAACATCGATGTTTCTGAGATGCAAGCTGGTAACGTGAAGCTGTACGACTTCATGCGTAAAGCGTACTACCAGTTGCAGAATCGTCGTGTAGCTGGCGGTAAGATCTGCATCTACTGTAACCGTGATGTGCTTGAAGCACTGGATGCTTTGGCAACCAACGCTGGTGCGTCTGACAACTTTGTGCGCCTGAAGCCGATGGAGATCGAAGGTAAGGAAGTGATGACTTACCGTGGTATCCCTATCCGTGAGACTGATGCACTTCTTAACACTGAGGAACGTGTGCTGTAAGGCGCACTTCCCTTCAACTAATTTAGGAGAATCATCATGATCTTTTCTGCACAACAACTGTTCTCAGACGACCAGGCGATCACAGCAACTGCTGTATCAACTAACGTCATTGACCTTGGTGTTGCCGGTACTCCGTATGATGCGGTTGCACCGTTGAACCAGGACATCGGTAAAGGTAACAAAGTACCGTTCTTGGCACAGGTTACTGAAGACTTCAACAATGCTACTTCTGTGGAAGTTGCGATTGAAACCGGTGCAACCACTGCACTTGGTACTGTCGTTCTCAGTGAAACCATTCTGCTTGCTGACCTTGTGGCTGGTAAACAGACTGTGTTTGAAGTGCTACCGAACCAACTGACTGAGCGTTACCTCGGTGTACGCTACACTGTTGTAGGTACTGCACCGACTACTGGTAAGTTCACTGCTGGTATCACTATGGGTAACCAGACTAACGTCACTGGTGCTTAATTGAGTCGGGGACTTCGGTCCCCACTCACCATTCAAGGTCTGGAGAATTGACATGCCTAGCTATAAAGTATTGGAACCAGGTTTCTATGGTGGTCGTATGTACGCACCAGATGGTAAACGTCCTGTGCTGCACACTGACAAACCGTTCCCTAGTAAGAACGGCAAAGAACAAGTACCGTCGTGGGTTGAGCGTATTGGTGAAAAGCCTGTACAGCAACAAGCACCAGCTAACAACGATGGTCCATCAGTCAAAGAGTTGAAAGCTGAACTGACTGAACTCGGTGTTGAGTTCAAAGGTAACGCTAGCAAAGCAACACTGATTGAACTGTTGGAGTCTCACAAGAAGGCGCAACAAGACCGTCAAGACATTGCTGAAGCATCCTTCATGGGTGAAGGTGAGCAAGCGTCAAGTGCCGTTGAAACGCTGTAGAGGTGAACCATGCCTGATGATCAAGTAAAGATTAAGAAGCAATCATACGAGTCTGACGGTAGGGTTTGCTGTTCCGACGGTGACTACTACCCATACGGCACAAGTCTGCGATTCGACAAAGACATGATTGAAGAGTTGGGTATTGACAGTCTGGCTGTCGGTGACGTGGTTGAGGTTCGTGCATTTGCGTTTGTTGATAGCAAATCTGAACACAGTAATACTGAGTATTCCGATAAAACTGTCGGGCTTCAGTTAACTTCTATCAAGGTAAAACGTGAAGAAGGTGATCGAGCTGAACAGCTTTATGGTCCTAATTCATAATGAGGTGACCACATGGCTTCTGAAGTTGAAATCTGCAACCTGGCACTAAGTAACATTCGTGCTGGTAGCATTAACTCATTGAACGAGGGGAGTCTGCAAGCACAGTTGTGTAAGCTGAAATATCCTATCCTTCGTGATCGCTGTTTGCGTGAAATACCGTGGCAGTTCAACCATAAAATCAGAGCACTTGCACCAGTTACCACGGACGTGTTTAACTGGGGTTATGCTTATTCATACCCTGTCGATTGTCTCAAGATTCACCGTTTGGTGGGTTCGTATGAAGAACTACCTGCTGGACAATCTGACGTAATATCTCGTGCACTCGATAGTCGAGTCATTCCTGCAAGTGACCTTCGACGACAAATATCATACGAAGTGTTCAACTTCGATGACAATAAAATCATCGGTGCAAATCAACCCGACTTACGCATTGATTTCGCTTCTAAGGTTACTGATCCGAACTTGTTCAGTGATGACTTTATCATGGCGTTGTCTCACCTGATTTCTTCTGAGGTTGCTATCCCTATCGTCGGTGCTGAACTGGGTCGTGCGTTGCGCAATGACTCGTTGCAGTTGTACCGTCAGTACCTGTCGTCTGCGATAGCTACCGACATGAACGATCAGTATTTCATGCCTCGTGAAAGTGATTTTGTAAACATCAGGAGATAAGCAATGCCTCAAATCACACAGCGTAGCTTTACATCCGGTGAAATTGCGCCAGCATTACAATCTCGTGCTGACCTGACTAAATACGCCACAGGTTTGAACTTGTGTGAAAACTTCTTCGTGCGTGCTCAGGGTGGTGTGTATTCACGCCCTGGGTTCAAGTTCATCGGTGAACTGGATGACTCATCTAAAAAGGGTCGCCTTATCCCGTTCAGCTTTAACACTGAACAGACTTACATGCTTGTGTTTGAGCACTTGAAAGTCCGTGTGATTAAAGATGGTGGTTTCGTTCTTGACGGTGCTGGACCTGCAATCTTTGAACTTGCTACACCGTACATTGAAGAACAGTTACCACGTTTAGGGTTCACGCAGAACGCTGACGTGATGACCATTGTTCACCCTGACCACGACCCTCGTAACCTAAACCGTATGGCTGATGATGATTGGTCACTGACCGTGATCAGTTATGCACCGACGGTGGACAGTCCGACGTTCAGTGCAGGATCTATCAACAAAGCAATTACAGGTATTACTCAGGCAAACCCTGCTGTGGTAACTGCTGTTGCTCATGGGTTCGCAACAGGTAATCTGATCAGCATCAATGGTGTTGTTGGTATGACTGAGGTCAATGGTCGTTCGTTCACCATAACAGCATTGACTGCTGATACGTTTGAACTTAACGGTGAAGACTCCACCAGTCATACTGCATACACGTCAGGTGGTACAGCTAGTCGTCAGAACGGTGCAACAACCATTGGTGAAGGTTTCGGTGACTTTGACAAAACGTACACGTATGTTGTGACTGCTGTCGATGATGAAGGTTCTGAATCATTGGCATCTGCTGAAGTGAGTATCACAACGGGGTCACTGGCAACAACTGCTGGTGTGCGATTAACCTGGGACAGTGTACCTGAAGCTGAGTATTACCGTGTCTATAAAGACCCCTCAGTGGGTACTGGTATTTATGGCTGGATTGGTGACTCGAACAACAATTCATTCGATGACTACAACATCGCACCTATCACCAGTGATGCGCCACCAAGTGACAGACAACCATTTGAGGGTGAAGGTAACAAACCATCAACTGTGACGTACTACCAACAGCGTCAGGTCTTTGCTAATACGTTCAATGAGCCGCAAGCGACATTCACCACACAGACAAACAACTTCGATTCACTGCGAG